AATTCAAATTCTGGAATTGCATTAAGCAAAAGATTTCTAAGATCTCTCATTGTATCTTCTGGAGTTAATTCCATATACATGTCATCCGTGATTTTTAATAAGAAGCGATTATATATATCTGTGAACGGAGTTGCCATAGATATATCCTCCTTTTCTTACTTTTTAATAATTTTAGGTGCGGCTTTAGCAGGTTCTGCTTTACGAACTCTACGAACCTTTTTAGGTTCTTCAACTGCTTGTGCCTTATCTTCCTCTACTGTTGTAAAATTATTTTTATAACTTTCAATCGCTGCACTTACATCAAAACCAGTCTTATCTTTCAAAGCCTGTCTCTTTGCATAATCATTTAAAGGAAGTTGAACACTCAAATCTTTGATAAGAGTAATTACACCTTCTGGAGCAAAATCAAGTGCATCTAGAAATTCATCTAAACTACCTTCTTGAATCAAACGAACAACGTCTGCATTAGACATATAATATTCTGGTTCTCTTTCAATATTTAAATTATCAAGAATTTCTTCATCTTTAACCAAGAGGTGGTTTCTAATCAGATCGAGTCCGCCGTTTACATAAGATAAAGCCTCAATTTCATCTTTAGTTGTTTTAATAGACTGCCCTGGTGCTAATTCTCTTCTAATTCCTCTATCTGGAATTGAATAAATAACCTTAGCCGCAGTTCTATTTTCAACTATTACAATATCTTTATTCTCCATTTTTTTTATCTCCTTTTTCTCTTATAATAAAAATAAGGGGAGTGGGGATTTACCCCAAACTCCCCTTTGTTTAGTAAAAATATTAGCCCTGAACAGTAGTAATTTTACCATCAACAGTAATAGAATTCTGAACAGTATCCTTAAGCTGGAATGCGCCAATCTTGCTGAGTGATGTATCTTTGTAAACACAAATAGCATTATGCATCATGCAAGTTACGCCTACCTTCTTGTAGACCTGAACTTCACGACTCCAGTCACGGCCTTCTCTTTCACTTACGAGTGTTCCACCCTCGAAAGCAACCTTTACTGGCTTTGTATCTGCGCCAGATGGAATAATCCAGCAGAATGAAGGATCAATAACCTTTTCTCTTCCTTCGACAATATCAGTATAAGCATTAGGAAGAATAACTACATTTCTGCCCTTATAGCCCTGAAGACGTCCTGTTCTATAAAGTTCATCCTTCATAGCTTCAGTATATCTCCAAGCTTCTTGAGGAACCATCTTAACCGCAAATTCAGTTGTACAATAAAGAGTTATAGTACCATAAGACTCTGCGACACGGCATAGTTCATCAAATGCAGCCTCATCAAAACCATTTGTAACAACACGGTTCATTGCAGGAAGCTGATTAATAGCTCCTTCAAGAGATTTTCCTATTTCTTGATAAATAAGATCATCCATGCCTTCCATTACAATGTTAATAAGTTCAGCGAAATCTACACGACCATCAAGGAATTCCTCGAAACCGATCTGTGCAGCTCCACCGATAGCACTAGTTGGAACTTCAAAGCTTTCAGAACTCTTAGCGAGCTTGAATACTTCATAGTTACCTGCAAGTCCTACTCTTGTAATGAACTGCTTAGCACGATTTGTTCCGCTAATCTTTCTACGGAAAATTGGCTTATCACCTTGTCCAAAAGTCTTTACTTCTGCAAACTGACTATAATTTTCAGATACTCTCTTTGGAACAACTTCATCAAGAGTCTCTTCAATAATAGAGAAAACAGTATTAATATTCTCACGATAAAGAGCATATGTACCAGCGATTTCCTGGAATTCTTTACGGAGAGTTGCATTTAATTCTTCATAGCTAAAGTCCTGCCCATTAAAACTATAAGCTTTTGGAGCAGAAGGATTAGCCCTAGCGACAGTCTTCGCTAATGCTACAAAATTTTTCTTATCTAACATGTCCTTTACTCCTTTCTATTATTTAACACGCATAACTTTAACACCAGGCTGCATATCTGGCATTGTATAAACCTTAACAACCTGCATTGTAGGATGATTAGCATCTGCACCTTCACCGACTTTAAGATAACCATCAGTATCAGGTGTAAGTAAATCACCAACTTTTAAACTACCTGGAGCAGCCTTAATAGTATTAGTTGTCCAAATATCACCAATATTAATCTTAAAGAGACGTGGAACCATACGTGTGCCAGCAGGCATCACTTTTGGCTTTTTGTAATTTTCAGTTTTCTTGAAAGGATCATCCGTAGCATCAATTTCATATGGATCTGCAGGTGTAGTAACACGTTCTACATTAGGATTACCTTCGCTGTCAAGTGGTCCATAGAAACGAGTCTGCCACTGAGTAAGTGCCTGAGTACCATCAATTGGGCTATAAATACGAGCAATATAATTCTCTTTCTTCATAGCAAAATCGCAATCCTGTTCAAAATCACGATAAAGCTTAATTTCGTTAAAAACCATCATCCACTCGCCAGCGCCAGCAAAATCTACCTGTCCGCCTTCATCTGCAGCATAGTTATATGTTGCAAACTGACCATTTTCGAGAATGTCAATATCTGCAGCAGCAGGGAGCTGTGCATAAATCTGACCAGTCTTTTGAGCAGACAAGAGGTTAGGTTCTACCTGACCATAACCGCGAGCGACATATGTGGCTTTATCACTTAATCTTGTTTTCGCCATTTTTTGTCTTCCTCCTATATTATGCCATTTCTTTCTTCGTAATTAAAGCAGCTTTGATCCAAGCTGGAGTTAAATCATCTTCTAATCCATCATTTTCAAGAGAGAATGTTGTAGTATTTTCTTCGTCATCATCTTTCTTGTCAAGATCATCAAAACTTACTCGGTTACGAACACAAATTACAGAAAGCTTTGCTTCGATTTCATCAACGGAGTATTGATCAATATGTTCAATAACATCCTTTTTGTCTTCATTAGAAAGCATATAGAATTGATCAATCATGGCTTGTTTTTCTTTGCGATCTGCCTCAGTTTTAAATTCTACAAGCTTTTCGTAATCAGCTTTCATTTCATTAAAATCAGACTCAAGTTTTTCATATTGAGCCTTTAAATCTATATATTCTTGAATTTCTTCAAGATTATATGAAACAATATTGTCCTCAGAATTTTCATTCTCTTGCTGATCATCTTCAGAAGACTCTTCAGCAGCAGAATTATCTACCTTATTTTCCTGAGAAGCTTCTTCAAATTTTACTTCTGGTTCAGCAGGAGCGTTTTCTTCTTCTGGTTTTACTTCTTCATCCATTTCAGGATTCTTCTTTTCTTCGTCCACAGAATCTGTACCTCCTTCTCCATTAATTTCTTTAACTTGTTCCATCATTTCAAATAATTTTTTCTGGAAATTTTCTTCAAAAGAAAATTGTACTTTAGTGATTTGAGAACCCTCGAAGCAAGGCTCTACATCTTCTCCTAAAATACATAGTTTAGAAATTATAGCTTCATTAATAATGAAGAAACTAAGTCCTTCTTTATCATCTTCTGACCAAAATCCTTTTAACATTGGTTCATATAATTCCATTGATTGGTTATTTCCCTTAGTAATAACTCTTTTAACTTCAGGAAATTGTTCTGTCCATAAATAACCTTCGGTCATAAGGTATTCATGTTCTACACCATCATCGGCAAATTTCTGAAACCAAACTTTTGCATTAAGATCTACAAAACCATAAGGAACTGTAGTATCTTTAAATTTCCATTCTCCATTTGAAATATCTATAATTTGATTATGTCCTTCAAAATCCCCAGATGTTTCATTGTAAAATCCAACTATAGGGCATCCTGGTAATGATTTTGCCATTTCTTTAGCAACAGCTTTTGTAATTACACTACCATTACGATTTGGCTCATCTCCAACATAACAAACTTTAATTTGACATTTAGAAATGAGTGGATTTAAAGGAACTATATCTACAATTTCAATAGGAGAATCTAATTTTACACTGTCATGCTTCATTATTTATCTCCTTACTTCTGGCTCTCTTTATTCTGGATAGTTTTATCAGAAAGTTCACGTTCATCTTTTTTAGGTCTTCCCCCAGAACTTGATTCTCCTGTATTAGTTTTAGTTTGAGCAGGCTGATTTTTACCACCTTTGCCCAAAGTTTGAATATCTTCACTTCCAATAGTAGAAGACATCATAGGAGGAATCATAACTTCACTCAATGATAAAATATCATTTTCAAAATAAGCCGTACTAAGAATAGAGTTTTGAGTATGGCCTAAAGCTATTTGCGCAAGCATTTTACCAAAACCTACTGTCATTTGTTCTTTATATAATTTAGATAATTCTTTATAATTATATTGAGTAGTATCTAATATATAAAATCTAAAATTATATTTCTTTCTATTCGAGTTTCGTCTCTGTAATATTGTATCAAATAAAATTTCAAACTGCAACTTTAAATCACGCATTAAACCTTCATCCTGAAGAATAGAATTGTTAATAGAAAGATTTTTATCGGAATTAAATAAATTTTGAGAAACACCTGCTGCATTATAAACAGCACGTTCAACTCGCGCAAGATCGTCACTATCAACATTTGAAGTATCAGATAAATCAATAGCCTCTACATCAGCAATGGTAGTAATAATATCAGTACCAATAGCATGTTGTAACATAGCTACAGCATTATCATGCATCTGTTCTCCTTCTTCATTATCGAATATAGGATCATTATTTTTGTCTAAAGGTAATTTTTGTACAATAATTTTTAAAAGCTCTTGCATTTGTTTTCTATGATCCAAATCTTGAGCCGCATCTAAATCTAATAAATAAGGAATAACGTTAATAAAAAACGGAATTTCATTAGTTCCTGTTAAACAAAATCTAACCGCATTTCCAGGATCTAATAAATATCATCCACTAGTATCTCCTTCAAAATCAGGAACAAGTTTTCTCTCTTTGTATAAAATGTATCCTTTTTGAAAATCTTTAGGAAACATCTTAAGCACTTTCATACGATAAGTAGGGTCACGGAATTTTTCATCAAAATATGCCATTTTAAATTCTATTGCGGGTAAATTATTTATATAATACCTGCAACGACAATAATCAGCAGGAAGCTCTTGGAACATAATGCTATCTGTTCCTTCGACAATATATCCATAGCATACTCCATATTTTACTACTTTCATAGATATCTCAGCAGTAATTTTTCTGATATTTGAATTATCTAAATAATCAATTATTTGAAACCATTCATTTATAACTTTCTTTATTTTTTCTTGATTACTAGTGACCTTTTCATCATAAATTGTTGGGACAGTATATCAATCATATCTATACATTGTTGCATAATAATTACAAATTCTCTGATAAATACCATTTGTTCTATAGAAAAAATCTGATATTAATCTAAGTTTGTGTACATCCTTTTCCGCAATCGCACGAAGAATTTCTACTCTATCATAAATATGCAACCCAGTTTTATCATAAAGTTTACGATAAGCTCCTAAATCAATAACTGCGTCTTTTAGAACTTTTGGTCCAACTTTAATATCCCCATACCTGTTTGAAGCAAAAAAGTAATTTTTTTTATTAACTTGTGTTTGCTTTTCTTCTTTTTCCAAGGTTCCACCTCCCAACTACTTCCATCCGTATGCTTTTTCCATAATATAATCATAACTAATAAGAGATTCATCTGTATAAGGAATTTCTACTAATTTTATATCATGTAATTGACAAAATCTTCGTTTTTTAGCATCATTAAACTGTTGTTGATAAAGTCCTTTCTTACCGCCAAATTTTCCACTTGCTTCATAATGCTGGCGTCCTTGATATTCAATAAGGAAATCTAAATTTCCATTATCATCAAAAATCGCAAAATCAAAACGAAGTGGTTTTCCATTTGGACTATTTAATCCTTCAAATGACAATTCCATTTTAAAGTTTAATCCTGCTTCTTCTAATATTTCTTCTATTTTTATCTCTGCTCTACTTGCTCTCATAATTAAAACCCTCCAATATGTGAACTAAAACGCCATTTTGCTGGATCAAATTTTTTACGTTTTTTCTTACTATCTTCTACTTGTTTAATATAATATAATCCATATTCAAGTGCAGAAAATTTATCTTTACGAATAGACTTATTAGCTTGTTTTAAAATAATATTCATGCCTTCATTTTCTTCTCGTAAATTCATCATTTCTTCTCTTAATATAGAAGTAAGAGTATATGGTTTTAATTTTTCTGACCTTTCTTCTGGGGTCATTTGTTTTCCTTTTACTGTTCCAAGTAATTTTTGTTTAGCTAAACGTTCATCAATAAGGAATTTTAATCTTCCTGAAATAAGTTGAGTTTGAACATTAGAATGAGCTTCACTGTTTAATGGCGCATTCGCTTTAATTAAATACATTGCATTTTGTGCTGTTTTATCCGTACGGAAACGTTTGTAATATCCTTCTTCATCATTATCAACGCCAAAATCAGGATATTCAATACCTGTGATAGGATCTATTTGAGGTTTAACCATATAGTCAACAAGACCTATTCCTAATCCATTAGCATCAATTACAACTATTCTTGCTTTATATCTATAATATAATTTCTTAACAAAAATTGCCTGATCTTCAAAGTGCATGTCAGAAAGTGTGAAAATATTAACCAAAGATTTTATAGAAACTTCTCCATAACTTTGTGGAATTACTTTTAGTACTGTTATAACGCTATCACATCCATGTTTACCAGAACTCTTTCTAGCAACGTCCATAGATATTACATAATAACTTTGAGAATTAGATCTTCCAGAATATTCATATTCTGGTTTTTGTAGCTTTCTGTTAACATCAAAAGCATCTCCTTTAAAAAATGCTTCTTCTGAAGAACCTGCTCATTTAGACTCATATTCGCGCAAAAATGAAATTTCATTAAAAGTACCATCTCTGCGCAAATCTGCTATAA